GACAAGGTTACCACATCACCATCAACCCATACTACTTTAATGCCGCCATCTATTGGGTTATCAGTTTTAATTCCTGCGCCCATGAAGTACACTAAATCATCGGGCATATCAGTTCGATCACCTACAACAGCATTTTGTGTTGTGGATACACCACTTAAATTAATACTTGCAATACCTGTACTCGGATCAAGGTTTACGCCTCCGTTCACAGTACTTTGATTCACTACCCATAGCCTACCGTGCCATGCAACAACATCATTATTGTTGTGGCTGTACCGACGAACAGTACCTCGGTCACCACCATCGATGTAGTATGAAGCACCATACTTAACAATGTGATGACTTTCAGATATGCCATAAGTATGTGTGCTAGTTTCACCATCACCTAATGTATCAGGTGAACCGCCACCCCATACGTTGTATGTGATCGGCAATGTTGCGTTACCAAGAGATGCGATCTTCAACTGATTCGATGCTCTTAGGTGATGTACTCGTACCCATCGTGCTTCACCGTTACCGATTGGCACATACGCAAGGAACAATGCACCAACAGCACCATACCACGAGAATTCAATCTTAAGCATCGTTACTTTCGTGAAGTCAAATTCATATTCTGATACAGCATCTGTCCAAACACCGTCCTCATCAAGAACTTCCATTCCTGGTCGAACAACACCAGTATTACCTGTTGCTAAATCGCTATAAACCCTCTTAGATGTTTTGCCATCTAGTTTATCGTGACTGAAGCGTGAGCGTGGAATTCGATATTCATAAACACCCCAGAATTCTGGTTTAACATTATTCTTAATCCAGTTAATATATTCAGGATCAAAATTAATATCATCATATTGTTGACGAATCTTAACAATATCTATATCAGAAGTCGGTGCAAGTGATGTGTCGATATGCCCAAGATAACTAGCAGTCACATCAGTCAATTGTGTTGATGACGAGTATCTTAATGGCCATTGCATCCCAACAGGGAATGGATCAGTGTTTTCAGTAATTGTCACATTAGGTGCATTTGATCCATCTAATTGTTGAATAGTTTTGTCAGGTCTTGTAGAATTGTCCGTTCTGTAAACAGCAGGATCATATTTAACATCACCTATGAACGGAACGACAGTTTCAACAAACATTTCATCAGGGCATAAACTACTGCTTCTATAAGCATGGATATCTTCACCTGCTTGATTTTGCAAACTGAACTCACGACCAGTAGGACCATATACACGACTTACTGTATAGATTTGATCATACGGTGCTTCAACAGGCGTAATTGTAACATTGCCGCCAGCAATGTCTAACTTGGTTATATTATTTGCTGTTGCAAAGTTATTTTGAGTTGCAGTTGTTACTATACGAACTTTTTGCCCAAAGGTGACAATACCTTTTGTCATTGTGAATCTTGTCGGTTCACTTGAAACAGGAGCATCACCAGGCAGTATTTTAATTTGTTCTACTTCTTTTAGTAAATTCGGATCATTGACAGCGGCATGAACCATTAACAACCCATCACGCAATGCGATTAGATTGCCCGCAAATCCACGATCACCTAATTCTACACCTTGCGTTGTTTCAGTCGTAAAGTTGTCAATAATGATTGTCGCCAATCCGTTACCTATAGCAGTCAATCTAGACACCGCTGAACTTGCATTCGAACCAAGTTGCAATGTTGCATCATTCAAATCTGATACTATCCAATCTTTAAGATGTGTATGTTTAGCGATCTCCTGAGTTATACCTGCGGCAGTTTGTGTGTAAATTGATAATCCTGATGCTTTATAATACATAGAAGCATTATAAAGTGTTTCAGCATTACCACCGCCTGATAAATCATTCTTATATCCGTTGATAATATATTCAAGATCTCGAACACACTTATATTTGATATTTAAGTAGAATTCATTCAATGCTGTTGCTTGTGTGTTGCTGAGCGTCACACCAGAACTATTTACAGTAATGGTTGAACCTGGAGCATATGGATAATATTGTCCTGCTGATAATCCTGTGCCATCAGAAGTCAACACAGCGCCAACTAGTGCATTCAGTTCGCCTGCTGTTTCTTCAGTAGGCATAAACAAAGCATTTAAATTATTGTTTTGGAACACATATGTTTGATAATCATCTTTAGTATCAACATTAGTGCCTCGCTGGAAAGATGAAACAAAATATGAATAATAATGTTTTCTTGTATCAAGCAACGTATCAATTCGTGCTTTATCGCCAAACGACATTGCGCCATTAGCCGTTCCGTTGGTTTGCGCTTGATATGCAGAAATTCTATTATTCTTATCAGACATGCCAGAATTGCCAAAGAATGTTATAGGTATATCTAACAATCCTGATGTGCCACTAGCATTACCGAGGCGTGTTGCAACTGCAGAACTATTTCCTGCGTATACTTCGGTTCCAGCGCCAGCAATATTAGCCTTTAATCTAGTATACAATCCTTCCTCTGCGTTCGAATCATTTAATTCAGCAGTAGTATAATTCTTACAATTTATTTTCGTGTGAGCATTTCCGCCCCACTCCAGATCCATACAGATCATATCTAACCAGAATTTAGCATCACGATGACACTTATCCCTGTAGATATCACGTTCAGTTTGCGTTGAAAGCGTATTATTGTAGTATTGATAAAGAGCACTGCTCGTGTCTGCAAGTTCGTCTGTAAAAGCATCCCGTGCAAGGTTGATACTATCTTTTAATAGTTCATTTATTTCACGAGTAAAATATTTACCCTTTAATGCAGTTCCTTCCTTACCTACAGAACGATAATCATCTGTTTGATTAAAGGGAATGGCAACATCTACTGTTGGAGTGGATGCACCAGTTTGATCAGGTTTTCTCAAAAACTCTGATGTCAAACCAAAGGGTGAACCCGGGAATTTAAGCAATGATTGCGTTCTACGCACAACAGAGAAGTTATCACCTTGCCCTGATTGCTTTGACTCCCAATAATATCCGTCAAAGTTATCAAAAATACCGTATTTACGAATAACTGGGTTACGAGCAAAGTGCGAATCGTTTACTGATGTTTTAACACCAAAGGTTGCCGCAGATACACGACCTGGTTGGTATCTGAAGAAACGCTTAGAAGTCAATACTGCCTTTCTATCACGAGGTGCTTCAACAAGCGCACCTGCTTCATTGGGCAAATGTTTGATCCCGTAACCATTACCGCCCGCTGCATTGTAATACTGAGGACTAGATGACCATTCTGTTGGGTTCACATCGTATGTATTAACATCAGCAAAGATACCAAGAGCAACTTCTGATCTAGGAATACCTAGTAACGATAGTGATACTTCTGATTGGACTTTATTTTGTTCAACAACAGGAATAGCAGTTTGATCACTAGCCAATACAACAGGAATTGATTTCGCCGCTGGTTGTTGACCTGGAGCAACTGGGGTAGTTCTACCTACATTGACTACTCTCGAGTTGTTGTTAATATTTGTTAAACTAGACATATGTTATTTAATCCTTCCGGTTGCTATTACAAACGTATCTTCTACTTCTAGTATACCGCCTGCCCCGCCTGTCGCATCAGCGATGTTTGCGTTAGGCCATGTAATTTGAATTACTGCCTCTTCATCGGTTCCGCCTACACCTGTAATTTCACCGTAGACATCAGGGTTTCCTGACCCAGGTGAAAATCCATTATGAGCGTTTAAACCAAGATCTTTTGGTTTTACTTTCCTACCTACAGACATATATTTATAATCCCGAACAATGACAGTGTAAATTACATCGCCACCACTTTCGCTCCACACACCAGGATTACCTGCACCGTTTACAATCATTGCAGCATCAACCGAAGTAGTTATCGATGCAGAGTATCCTAGTCCGATATGATCTGGGTCACCTGCTGTTGATGCAAATCCTTTTGATGCATTACGATGGTAAATTGTGTTAGTAGGATCTTTCATATAATCAACTGTGTACGGTTGACCTGCAAGTTTAATCTTTCGAACAGTATCAGCAGGAATCGTGTATTGGAATCCGCCTTCGCTTGGCAGATTATCGCTTTCTGCTCTATCCTCAAATCCTAAGAATACATTTCTTGTTAATGTATGATTTGTTCCTGTAGCAAGATTTTGTTCACCTGTACCACTGCCGTTTGTGAATGTGACTTTACCTGTAGCTGCAGGACCATTCTGTGCATCAACCCTACTAGTATATAATGAAACAGTATCGCTGTCAACTTTGTATATGAAATATGTTTCACCACTAGTTAAAAGATTGGGTGCAGTGTCATTCGAAGGAGATACGCCTCCATTTGAATTATATATAACAGGGTCTCCTGTTTCAAACTTATGACCAGAACTCAATTCGCTTACACCCATTGAAGCATATGGTGCCATATCAACAGGCAAAGGATTTGCTGCAGTAAACGTATCACCCACTCCAGGATTACCCGAGAAAGTAGGACTAGATGCCAAGGCATTAATTAATGTTTGATTTACAGGATTTTGTTCTATTCTGTATTCTCTTCCGCCAACAATTGCATCAGCAAATATTAGTACAGATGTTTGATTCAAGTTAATTGCATTATTAGCAAAATCAAAAGATGTATCTAGTGTTGCATCAAATGATGATGTGACAATTCGTTGTGACATACCCAATGGAGGTTGTAAATCGTCAATCCAAACTGACTCTTCTCCGCCTACTGGTTTCTTGATTGCAAATATTTTATACTCAGGTCCTGAACCTAAGTTAAAGTTTTCACCGTTTTCCTGATATTTGTGCTTATCAGAATCAAATGATGCAGGGCCACCTGCTTGCAAACTTGATGATGTAAGATCAATATTGATTAAATCATACTCTGAATTGTAAGAATCAGGTGTAGGTAAAAACTCTCCTGACGGGCCAGTGATAACATTTGGAGATGAAATCATGAACTTTGACCCAAATACAACCAATCCTGATCCACAGTTTGCGATAATATTACCTTCAATCGCTGCTTTATCAGTAAGTGATACATCAACACTTCCTTTCGAGAAGTTCTCAAATCTATTTGATGATACAAATGTGTTTGATCCACCGTCAGCAATCAACGGTGCATATACGTGACGATCTGTGATACCTGAATCTAGGAACTCTGATGCAACAATTTTAAGGTTAATTGGGTCAGGCGCATACACACCACCACCAATAGGTTTAGAGAGACGAACTTTATCGACAAGTATGCTATTGTTAAATTGTCCAAAATTAATACAATAGTTTACAGTAGCATCACTAGTATCATCGAATTGAATTGAGTTAATCGAATTTCCATCAACATCAAATCCGACAAAACTGGTATTTAGCAATCGAAGTCCTGCTGACTCAATCATCGCTGAAGAGGATGATGCTGCTGAACCTCCCCAACCTGACCAAGGCAATCTTGTCAACTTAGTATTATATGCATACCCAGCAATACTAAATGAATTTGGAATTGCTAATTTTGATATAATATATGTTTTTGGATTGAATTGAATTGCCTTACGACCACTCTGTGAATTTGTATTAATTGCAGATTGTATTAAACTAGTATCATTATGTGATACCCACACACCTGCACTTTCACCTGCATCCATGATTATGTTTCCTGACAATTCAACATCAATATATGTGCTGAGTGAAGGATTTACAACATTCTCGTATGTGATTCCTTGAATAACTGCATCAACCCATCCTCGTCCACCATTAGCGGCAGATGGCACTTCAGATGGTTTAAAGTGGACAGTTTTTTCTGGGATGTATGTATTATCTTCTTGATTTTTTCCACTGTGTGTCAATATATCATCAGTGTAATAATCAATCCAATTGTTCTGTTTTAATTCTTTTGGTCCTAAAACAGCAACCAATTTTGGTTCACCTTTAAGTTGTTCTTCTGTAGTATTTACTTGTGCTATTCGTCTGTAAATACATATTCCCCGACCAGGAGTTATTCCTGATAGTGTTGAACCCGTGTCGTTATATGTGAATTGCAATTTAACAAAGTTTTCAACGCTAAAATCTTGTAATAATCTTTGTTGATTATTAGATAGATATTGTGGCACTTCCAGTGCAGGAACTTCTGAACCACTTGGTATACTAATATTGGTTGATTGTTCAGCGGTAGGAGGAGTCACTTTACCTGTGTTCAAATCCCATTCGCAAATGCTATATGTGAGTTTTTGGAAAGGTGCATCGATTTGAACAGGAGTTAATGTGTGACTTGCACCCGATCCCGTATTTATAGTTGCAGCTGCAGAATCAGTTGTCGCTGCTTTTAATTGTAAAGTATCAGTTTGAGCGTTGAACACATAATACGTAGTGCCACTAACTAAACCTATATCAGTTGTTGAACCACCTGAATTGTATATTACAGGTTCGTTTTCAACTAACCCATGTGCTGTAATAGTGATTGTGTTTCCTGCATCATTAATATCAGTTGCAGCATTAAACGTAGGTGTGTTGCCGCCAACTTCAGCATCGGTGAAGGTATTAAATCCTTCTGTTTGAATAGAAAATGCTGCTTGATTAGGCAAAACTGCTTGCGTTTCTGCTGAATCAGCACCAAATATACGAATATTTTTTCCTACTTGATATGAATCAAACCTTGCACCCTGTTCACGTTTAGTATAATCAGCGCCAACACCGGGTATTTGCCCTTCTGTTTTTATTCTAATTGTGTTTGTTTCATTTGATGGATTAACTATAGGTGCATAACCAACAGTATCAAAGAAACTGTCTATCACATTACCTTCATCAAATGTTACATTAAGTTTATTAAAATATTTTGCAAAGTTTTGATCAAAAAATGCTTCTACAAGAGAATCATTATAGAATTTATTAGTACCTTCATTTATGTTAGTTGTCGTAATAGGTACAGGAGCAGCAGAGTATTCACCATTTTCTTTCTTATGATATACAAGTTTATTGTCCTGAGGTCTAATTCTAATAAATCCGCCTGTACCTCCACCCTCTTCTAATGCATTATCTAAATCATGTATATCAGTCGGTATTGTTGGCTTACCAGTTACATTCGCCCATGCTTGATAAAAACTTCCGTGTTGACCGTCAAGAAGATCTGCATTCAATCCTGCATTTGAAGCATTAAGCCCAGTTTTTAAATAATTGATTTGTGCCGGGGTTGTCGCTGATTCCAGAATATTTGTTTTAAGAGTACCATAAGTAATCTTTGCTGATGTCCCAACAGAGTCAACAGTTACGGCAAAAACATCCTGATCATTCAGTCCTGTAATTGCAGTTAAGTCAGTAAATTTTATTGCCATTTGGAATTGCCTTTCCTATTAAGTATAATGTTTATTTATAATTTTAAAGCGATGATCCTAAGTCAGGTACAACTTCTATTTCGCCTCTTGTATATTCAGCAGGTAATGTAGAATTATTTAAATGTTCTTGACTATTAACTTTAATTGCTGATCCTGGTTGTCCGCCTGTTGCAACATCGACTAATGCAAGATCACCTCTATTAAGATACAATGTGTTCCAATAATATGCAGTAGCATCGCCGCCAGCGAACCCAAATGCGCCACCGCCGCCACCGCCACCACCGATTAAATCTATTCCATATTGAGGAAGGTTATTGAATTCACGATCTAAAATATCAATCGCATATGTTGGAGGAAATACTCCGTTTAAAGTCCCTACACCTGTTTTGCCACCTTCACCTACATTTGATCCATATCCTCCGACAGAAACAAAATAATTATCTTTGTGTGCTTGATGCATATTGGCAGGAAAATATCGTGCCTTATATGAATATGAAACTTCATTAGAAGGATACGGTTGCACACCGCCATGAGCGCCTGTTCCTATAATAGCTGCGGTTGTAGCATAAGCTATATCACCCGTAACAAACCGGATGGTACCTAATTTAGTTCTCGTCACCTTAAGACCCATGTTACGCTTTTCTACTTGATAATACAAATACTTATGTCTGTCGCCAGATGAACTAGTGTTATTATTTTTTGTGAATCCGCCGCCATGTCTATAAAATGCGTTTGCGCTACCTGTGTTGATACCGCCACCAGCAAATGTGTTTGTGCGATTAGAGTGAGCACCCATAGTTGCCGTTACTCTTTTGTACACAACAGCCGCATCTAAGTCTGACTGTGTCCATGAACTACTACCATAACCCCCGTTTGTCGCCGATTTATTTGTCCAGTGATTGTTTTGATACTTAAAGGTGCCATTAGTTTTGTAGTAACCTATAACCTTCGGGGGGTGGTATAAAGTTCCAAATTCCCACCCGCCGCCATAGTGAATTGCAACACCTTCAATTTCTCGAACGTCATTTACATAATCACTCCAAATAACAACACCCTCTTCTACTACTGCACAAAATCCTTTACCCGTGCTGTCAATATGCCCAACAATCCATCCATTAGTAAACCCTGCTGCAACATTATGAATGAGTGCAGGCGCTGCTGTATTTGCTGATTCATTATATTCATTAATATAACTAGGCTTAGTGTAAGGCAATAAATGTGTGAATGGTTGATCATATGAGTCAGTAATTAATGTTCCGCCTGCACCGCCTTGCTGAGAATTTTGTGCAATCGCAGCAGTATATGGATACGTCTTAAGCATACTAGATGACCTGCCGCCATGAGATAAAATTTCTCTGTCACCTGTGTATATTCCATCATCACCCTTCAAACCAATATCATTTAACAAATCTGCGAAAGTGCTACCGGCCCAGATGTTTACAATGGCGCCGGGCGTCTCGACCCTAACAGGATCAAAGGTGGTCATGCCTGCTGTTATCCCTGCTGTATTTGCATGGTTATAACTGGGTATTCTATTATCGTCAGGCCTGTTATTAAGATTATATTTACCAGCACGTCCGGCACCTGCGCCTCCACCGCCGCCTGTACCAAAAATATCACCATTCTGCGCTTGATACCATCCTGCTGCGCCGCCACCGCCACCGGCCATGATGGCAGGAAGTTGCGTTGCATTTTCATCTTGTTGCATAGTTATTGTGACTTCGCCGTCATGATCAATTGCAAGCGCATCGCCGCCATTTTGACCGTTTCTTGCCGCAGAGGACTTGTCCTGTTTCGCATCACCGCCATCACCGCCACGACCTAAAATTCTGCCTTTCACAATAAATTCTAAATGAATTGATGGCAACACACCTGATATCTTTATTGCAGGTTCGTTTACATCACCACTAATGAATGTGACATGTTCAGGGACAATAAAGGTTATTTTTTCAATTTGATCAGCAAATGTAATATACGAATCAATAGTTTGCAAAACTTCAAGTAAATCAGTACTCGGATAATGAAATTTCGGATATGCGCTTTGGGGTGTGAACCCGTACTCAACACCACCAAATAGTCCTTCGTCAAGAACTACAGTTAGGTCGCCATTATCTACGTCTATCGAATCCGCTTTTTCTGTGCCGTAAAAATCTGAGAATGAAATAGGAAAACCTTTTGATGGTATAACTAGATTATCTGTGTCACGATATTTTACTTTGTATCTTAGGGGATCAGTACCAGGTACAGGATTCGGGTCTATTACATATTGCGTTTCTCTCCTCCCGTCAAACGGAGCAGCAATTAAAGACGGAGTTAAATTGTTAGCTACTGCATAGTCAATATCAACTTGATTAAGCTTATCTTCTAGATTGAGATTATATTGGCCGAATGGCGCACCCTTAATTGTAAATGTGTTGTCAGCATTTTTTTGCATGAACACGCCATTTGCGTATGCCACACTTTCTGTAACAGTAAAATCGATTCCTGATGCTAAACCCTCACCTAAATAATACTCACTGAATGAGTCAGGTTTATTGCCACCAAACTCTTGCCTAATCTCTCGCATAGACAAGGGAGTATCATTAGTATTATCATCCGCATCGATATTAAATTTTTTAATTGCCATTACAGGTCCTTTACTTTCCCTTTAATTCGTCAACCTGCTGTTTCAATTCCTTTATAGCCTCAACAAGTAACGCAACTGTGTTATCATACCTAACTGCCTTTTTACCATTTTCAATTTCATAAACAGCTTCGGGTAACACTTGCTCTAACTCTTGTGCAATAACACCTGGGACTCTTCCCTTTTCTGGAGCATCAATATAATTAAATGTGTATCCGTTTATCGCATCAACCTTATCAAGTGCGTCTGTGATAGGTTCGATATTTTCTTTTAATGATCTATCAGATGCATTACCAAATGCAGTAATATCACCTTCAGCAATGAAATTACCTTGAGTTGTGCTAAACGAAAATCGCTTATTAATCCCACCTAAAGCACCATAAAAATTTATACTATCAGGCGCAATTAAATCGATTTCTAAACTTGAACCGGCATTAATTTCAAGTGCTCCGCCATTGTTAGTTCCAGAGACAGTTGAGATGTGCGCCTCGGAGGATGTCGCAGGAGTGTCAAATTTCCTAAATGAAATTTTTGTTTCATCATCAACAAGAAACCCAAAGTTTGAAATGATAGATCTGTCTGCAGCGGAGTTGGCCGTTTTCTTAACAAAGTGTCCAGTCAAATTTTCGGTAGAAGTTCCTGTTACATGCCCAAATGTATCAAATGTCAATCCAGTAAGCACCGTTGTCGGAGATGTTTCAAGAACATTGGCCACACTACTTGTGTCTGCGTGTGAAATTGTTCCGCTAGGATTGTCTGAATTAAAAGTTGCTATTGTTCCTGCCAACCCACTTCCGACTGTCAATGATTGAACACCTTGAGCTGAACTGAAGTCAACTGCTAACTCTGCTTCAATTGCATTCCCTTCACTACCATTAAACTGTATTTGTCCTGTTACATGCCCAGCATTTTCTGCTATAGGTGCAGTAGCACCGCCAAAATTAATAACAGTGTTATCAGTAAATGATACTGCAGTCGAACAAGTCGATTGTATCAAACTTGGAAGTATAGCATTATCTATTTCTAAGTTAGTTCCTGTCAATACCGCTTTTGTGAAATCAGTCACAACACCAAAAGGTCTTTCGATTGTTAATTGCCCGTCAGGATACTGTGCTGCATTGTTCGGATCAGTATCAGGGTTTTGGAGGGTTATTTGTAATGCACCGTGATCCTTTCCGTTTGCAGGTACAGGACCTATCGCAATACTTTGATCTCTTACATCGCCGTTCGGAGTATTTTCTATTTGAAACTGAATGGAACTAGACAACCCACTTGCAGGAACATTGAAAATTTGTTTTTGTCCTGAAACAATTGTATTGTAATTAAGAGTCAGATTATCTGCTACCTGTAAAGGTGTTAATGCATTTGTCTTAACACCAATTGTAGGATTGTTTGACTGAATGAATGCAAGGGTCGGAGTGGCAGGATTATATGTCGTGATAATATTACCAGTGTTGTTCTGATTATCACCCATAGTGACAACATTATTCAATTCACTTATAATCTCATTTGTGGTTGTCCACCACTGCTGAAACGTCATGCTTGCATCTATGTTGCTGATATTATCTATTGCCATTTTTTTCTATCTCTTCTATTCTAGATTTTAAATTGTTGACACACTGTTCTAATTTATCAACTTTTTGTAACAGTTGATCAAATTTCTTTTCTTTAGACTTTCTCATCTTCGCTGCTTGATATGCAGAGACATCAGTATTAACTAATGCAGATGATTCAGTCCTTATGTATCCTTGATTAGTATTCATTATGTCAGCGCTATTGCTCTGTAATCATATACGTGTGGGTATATGTTTGATCCTGTCCCTGCTTGTTCATGCTTCAATACAATCTTAATCTGGAATGCATCAAAATCTGATACTTCAGGTGTGCCGCCGCCAGTGATAAATGCTTGCTCATCAAACTCATAATCAAATTCACGGAAGTCATTTACATTTGTAGAACTACTATACATTGAAGGATTATGATTTTTCAAAGAAACCCAATCTGTATAATTGTCAGGATCGGAAGGCAACAAGAATCTTACTTGAACATCTATTTCTGATCCTGCAGGTCTAAATGCTGCAAGAATAACTCTTAATCCCTCTGCAGGATGATCAGGTTGCAATACAACTTTCTTAGACACGTATTGAGATGTGTTATCCTCAACATTTGACATAGTGTAATTATATGCCTGAGTTAATGCCAGAGAAGTATCAACTGTAGGAGTAGTCATTCTGTATCCATTGTTAGTAAGACCTACACGGAATCTAAATTTATCTATTGTGTTCAACTCACCATCTTCAATGATAAGTTGTTTAGATGGTATAAATCGTTGCTCTTCGCTCAAATACGTATTTCTAGCTAGTCCTATTTGTTGACCAGAATTATTAATACCCAAGTTTTCATCGTGTGAAGCGCTATGCTTGAATAAGTGTAACGATGTGTTTGTCACCAACGTATTCAATTCCATAAGTTGCGGCTGCACAAACGATATTGGAGCATTGTATATTGTTTGAATTCTTGCCGCCGCACCTGACTGAGCGCCTCTTAATATTTGGTCGCCATTAAGCAAGAACTTCGTATTAGATCCTGGTGCCGATGTACTCTCTTTAATAGCAAGTTTAGTAATATTATTAGGATCAAATGATGCGACCTTACCGCCAACACCTTGAGTTATTGTACAAGTAGTATTTGTTGCAAAGGATGCTGGTGGAGCATCTTTCAGTTTAACATAATGCATACTCGAATCATTTGCATCAGGTGTAATTGATTCAACTATTGATACATGTGTCTTTTCGGTTCCTTGTGTAAGTATAACTAAACTTTCATTTGTAATAAACTGAAGGAAGTTAGTATTCTGTGTCGCTGTTAATGACCCAACTTGCAACTTCCTATCACTTGTTATCACTGATTGGAATTGTTGTATTTCTGCTCCTGCAGACGCTTGCGCTTGAACATACACAAGTTCATCTTGTACAAAAAATCCTGAATTATTTGACAATGTAAAGAATTCCATATCTTTAGGAATAAGATCTACATACCCAGGTTCTGTTGTGAAAATCTTTTTGTACATCTTGAATTTTATATCTTCATTCTGGTATGATTGCCATGCTCTGTTATTTGTTGATGTGAATAGAACACCCATACCCCAGTCGGTTGCAACCCTTACGCTATCGTCAGTGATTGTTGGTTCACCTACTCTTGCAGTAAAGATACGATAATCTGGATCTGTTGCATCAGGTATTATAACAAGAGAATACTCTTTACCAACTTCTAATTTTATAGGATTATCGAATGTAACTACAGTTGGCGTTTCAGCATCATCAGATACATTAATTAAACTCCAATCAACATGTTTTGACCCTGTAGGTAAAACTTTTGCTGTAGGATAGCCGTTTTGAACCTCTCTCATCTGGACTGTGATACCATTCTTTCTATCTGCAGGTGATTTCTTTTTGAACCATACATCAATTTTATCAACAAACAAATAAGAAGAACCTTCGCCGTGAACAGTATCAACATAAAATGTTTGTGCTAAAGGATCATTCGTATGAACATATTGTCTAATTTCACGTTCCTGCAAAAAGATCTCTGATTCAATTTCAGGATCTGCCATTCGTATGTTTGTTCCAAGATTTGTTTCAGACATAGCAAACGCATACGAATGATATGTCTGTCTTGCAAAAGATGTTCCAGATGAATCAATATCAGTAAATTGACTAGCGTCTGAAATAGTTAAATCAGCATCACCAATATGGAACATGCCTTCAGGCAAATCAAATACAGCAAACAGTTTACCGAACTCATCTGTGGTAACTTGTGCGCCGACAGCGCCGTTCTTAAATACATCATTCGCCTTGATACTTCTTCCGCCTGCGCCTGTCGTGATATCTGCTTCATATACACCGCCGGGAGCAACAAATTGTGAAACGGGTTTCTTGTCAAAATAGAAATAATGTCTTGTGTTAGGTCTGAGTCCAGCAACATACACTTTGATCGATTTCGCTGCCATAAACGGTTCCATTGCGAAATCAGTTATATACTTACCCAAGGCTTGCTGGGACACATATTCATTCATTTGTAAAGAATCTTTTCTATACCAATCATTATAAGTAGTTGTTTCATAATAACCCTTTGCTGCTTGTTCATGGGTCACGCCGCCAATTGTTGTATGCGAGAAAGTATCCTGACTCATCGGATAATATTTTTGCATATTATCTAAAAAGTCAACAGCAAATTGATGGAAATCAATTTCTATATTCACATCAGGGTTTTTGTGTATGTCGTAACTAGCATCAAATTGAGGTGCCATTTGCATGCTACCAGAAAACTTATAAAAGTTTGATGCAAGGTTTCTAGTGTTAGTTGCATTCTCTTGGAATAACATCACTTCGCTTGATGTCGAAGATAGCGTTGTAACATCTTCAAAAGTTGTCACATTCGATGAAGTATCTATTTTAAGATCAACAGTTGTTTGTTGCATTTCAGGAGCGAGTATCGATCTTGATGGATGTATAGACGCTTTAAATTCACTATCTGTCAAATCAGCAATGTCAAGATTTTTAAATTGATCAACAAGGATACCATTTTTAAATCTGTTGTTTCCGTTCGCATCAGGTATAAATCTATCTTTGGTTGACTGTTCAAGAAGAGATAATGCTAAAATTTCAGTTTGTATATTGACCTTTCTTTCTAACTTTTGAAGGTCTTCCATTGAAAGTCTACGTGTAGTATTTCTTTCAACAACAATAGCATTCGAATTATTTTTAGATAAATCATTACCTGGCACAAGAATATCTGCGATTCCGAATACTGTATCATTATACACTTTTCCTGGACTATCAGCAGGTTGACCTTTAATCAACACAAAGTTCTGAGATTTATCAATCGCTAATTTATCATATCTAGGCAAGTAGTATTCCTGTGTTCCTGTAATCGGTGTATTGGCAACAATAGCAGGAGAACCTCTATCAGGATCAAATGCTAACTGTTGAACCGTGACAGGTGCTGCGTTACCTGGCGCTGTAAAGTATTGTGTTGAAATATCTGCATAGGGTCTGAAATCGTAACAATCTAACAACCCATAAATGACACCATCACGACCTCTAAATGATTTCATTAAATCAGCGGCATCGGTAACACCAGAATAACTATTAGGTGTTATGTATCCTCCGTTTACAACTCTTCTCAAGGCAACAACATTAACTCTTATGGTGGTGCTATCATCTTCCATTGTTTGACCTTGTTTCAAACTCAAATATGAAACGTCATAATAACCATCTTTCTGATTGCCTATAAGAGAAAATCTTGATGTAACATCAACCCAATTGCCTGAACTTTCTTCGTATTCAACTTTATTGAGCCTAACACAATTAGGCAGACCTAAACTTGCAAAGTTTAAAGGTTTACTAAATGTTGTTGATACCCACGAGGAAACATCTTCTAATGTATCATGAGTTGTACCTGAAACTTTAGCATTATAATAGATGTGCGTTATGTTGTGACCTGTCGGGAACTCTACTTCAATATTATTAGTACCGGTCTGGTATGTTGTTTGAGTCGTCTCAACATAGTGATTGGCATCAGATACACCAAATACACCGCCCGAACTTAATGTTGCTTCAACATAAGGAGTTATTGTCAAAGTTCCGTTTAAAGTTTCGTCAATTTGCACCATTGATGTGTTTGTAGTGTTTATTGGATTATTCGCATACGATTCGATTTGCTTTTCGATATAGGCTACATTAGAAATACTCTTCATTCCTGTTCGCCCAGATTCAAAAATCATTGTTGATTTGTTCGCTTGCGAAATGTTGCTAATAGAAGATGTTGCGATAACTGGCGTTTTATTTGCTGCCACTGTTGACCCAATAAACCCTATTGTGTCGAATCGGTTTGCATCGACTTTATCGATTCCATATATATACATTCTAAGTTTGTTTTCGCCGACACCTTCAATACTTCGTATTGAACATGTGCCGATAGGTTGATCATCGGTGCCTTCTACGTTTGCATCACCACTTGGATTATAATCTGTTGAATATAAATTATATCTTGATGAGAAGTCAAATGCCTCAAAATTTGTTGTGCCAGATACATCAACAGTTAACCATGCACCGTACTCAACACCCACTGATTGATTTGTCTTTGTGTTTGTTGACGCTTCAGGTGTAATTTCTAATCTTTGATTACCCACAGTTTGTACTTCATACCCGAATGCATATGCTTTACCGGGACTTACAACTGCATAGAATTTTCCGTCATCCGAATCTTTTTCAGTTGTTACCCTGAAACCATCTACGACATAGTTACCTGATTCATCAAATGTTCTCTTAGCAAGTTCTCGATTTATAGAGTTGAATTGTGTTTCACCTCTAACAAAAACTGTTTCCCCTCTTTCGATTCTTAATAGCGCAAAGAAATCTACTGGGCGTGTCGTTGTTGTGTATACTGCTAGTTTAGGTTGTAACTTTAATCGATCAGCACCAGGAGCATTTTGATTATTGAAACCTTGAGCGTTGTCGAGCAATGAAGAATCTAATGCTGAATTGACAATTGTCTCTTCGATGTCGAAACCGACAGAAACATTGTCCGGCACATCTGTATACTTAGACGCAATAATTAATTGTTCGCCGACATAATTGAAATGTCCATTTTGATAAATGATGCCATCAGTTACAGTTACTGCGAGAGACTTGCCTACATTATTAACAGTGCCATCGGTTGCAGTTGATGATGCAGCGGTCACATTTGAAACAACACTTTCTGTTTGACCCTCAAGTTGTCGTGTGATAGTTAGTGACTCACCACCAACAAATTGCTTATATTCTGTTCCTGTTGTAGCATCTGGTATACTAGATAGCAAGTATTTAACGAAGAATGTTTTAAGGTTAGGTGCATCTGTTTGAAAACCATTTGCGCCTGCGTAAATTTTTGCTTTTAGACCTGATGTTTCACCCGAAAGGAAATATGAAATCTCATCTGTTGATGCGAATATTGATAAATCTGTGATCGCTGACTGATCATTGATTTTAACGAAGGACATTTCATTATCAACAGTTGGGTTTACACCTTCGATAATCGTGCCGTCTTGGTATACGTTATTGCCAAATCTTTCAATTTGATTCTGGAGGGTCGTTTGCAGTTGAGTTAACTCTCGTGCTTGTACCGCTCGTGCAGGTTTAAACAATACACGAACGTATTGTTTTGTTTCATCGTAATCATCATGATACGGCGCAATATTTAAGTCTGTGTTAATACCCATTTAATTTACTCTTTCCTTTAAAAGTCGAAAATAAGTTTTACTTTTTCTTTAGATTCTTTGGTTCTCGTAATAGGTGCAAAATCAACAAAATGTAACACCTCACCAGTGTAAGGTTGATATGTTTGTTGTACAACAGTATTTATAGATGCATCAGCACCCGAAGTAATAGTTGATGCAAAAGTAGTTGTCGGCGATTGCTCAGTTTCTTTGATTTGAACAACATTTCCACCTACACTAGTGAACACAGAACTTGTTGCCGTAACTGTATCCACTAAATAAATGTCAGTTCTGTCATCAATACCATTGCCTAATATATCTAACTTTTTAATTTCATGAATTGTACCTGAAACTGTTTCACCTGATATTGTTTGACTGACGTAATATCCCGGTTGGGCTTGCGAATCTGACAGATCTGAACTAAACCGCAAAACAACCCTATTATCAAATGTGTCAGGAGACTCCATCACTTGCCCACCATCAATAAGCGAAGTAGTGACTGGTTGAATTATATCACCGACACCATATACAACACCTGATGTCCCTGCAATATTATTCCATGCTGCCTGATCATTAGTGACACCGAGATTTGTTATTTTGTATTTTTCGCCTGGGATCATCGAAGTAGTTAAATTTAAAGTTTCGAAATGAGGATTCTTAATTATCCCAACTTTAGTGTATGTATTAGAATCAGGCGTATTTGTTGTTATATCAGAAACAAATGTTGTTAATGTTTCTATACGACTCATAAACAATTCATGCACAGGATTTGAACCGTGTCCACCTGCAGGTGAATGCACAACACGAAGCTCTGAATTTTCCAGAACAACATCTGATACTGGCCCAGGTTTCATCAAATGTGCAGATGCAAAATTGTATCCATCACCTTTGTTTTTAAAGTTTATGTCCACTAAATTGCCTGATGAATTTATAACCCCATATGCAACTGCTTGTTCTGTGGAACCTGCTGATGAATCTGGTACACTTATTTTTACTTTAGGCACAATTTCAACAGCCTCTCCTGCAGTCGCTGAAAGTAAATTCGTTGAAATAGTCAAAACAATTTCTTTTGAACTCTGTGAACTCTGATTAAATTCACTAGAGATAATATCATAAACATTGCCGCCTTCAGTCCCATCAGGGAATCTCAAATACATACCTTTGTATTGATCAAGAGATGTTTTAACGTCCTTTGCACATGACACGATTACTTGATACTTCGGCGGATTAGCACTTAGCAATTGTGGCGCAGCAGCGATGACACCCGATGACGGGTTATCATTACCTATAACGTACCCGCTATATGCTCCTGCAGGAGACGTCTCTATTAAAATGTCACTTATCCCTTGTTTTGAATTATCAACAATGTTATCATCTTGAATATAAGGCAACAATTGAGATGTGCCAAATAGGATATATTGCGCAGGAGGAACAGTGAATAATAGTTTCCACACATACCCATCAGTTTGTGTTGTTTCGAATAATGAATCAAGGTTTGCTGTTGAAGGATTTGTCGTTGACGGTGATCCGTTATTGTTCCTTACACACTTTAAAACTTTATATGATGCTTCATTAATAGTGCCATCAAGAACAGTCACATAGAAATTCTTTGTACTCATATCTTGTGTATCATCAAATGCATCATATACTGTGCCTGATGACCAAGGATTGATGGGAAACATATATCTTACATCATCGCTTGTTATCTTATTGCCGAATATAACTTTACGCTCAAAATCTCTTATATCGCTTTGAGAGTTAGAAATACTATTGCCTGCACTATTCGATGATGCCATTATATAATAGTCATTTTTAGCGGCGTCAGAAAACGAATCAACAAAATCATTCGTTGATTCGACTCTAAAACTTTCAGTTACAACCTTTGCCATGTAAAATTTTCCTAAGTGTTTGTTTTATTTATACGCTATGAATTGAAATCTACTATTGTTGTTCCAGGTAATTCAACTAACGATGCGAAAAGAGCAGGAATGAATAGCGCATCGCTTGCTATCCCTTCGCCTGTAGTGTGTGCCGTAAATAGATCACCTTGTTGCATTGTTCGAGTAGGATCATCTGTGAGTTCCTTGTACAATGCTGAACTTGATGGTTCAGACCCTCGATCAATAATCACGTAAACAGTATCTATTACCAATTGTCCCGCAGTTACAGTCAGATGATTATCGCCAAAAATGGGCCCCAATGAACTATCAAGTGTTTCAAAACGTAGCGGCATAAATCCGTCATCAGTTATGCGTGGATCTAAATCATCTAAATATTCGGTGCCAGAGTTTTTGAACACATCCAGGCTGTATGAACCGGAGCCCATGAAAGAAAGTTCGATAGTTGCTGCATTTTCCTCAACAAGATTAGCTAGTGCTCGAATTCTCGCATCAATTGCTGGGTTGCCGCTAGTGGCAGTATTAATATTACCAGTTTGATTGAATGAACCAATGAACGGGTCAAATGCAGGATAGTCAAGATTAATATCAACACCGTCATCAACTACAGGATCACTAATATCAAGATAAATGAGACCTTGTGGATCACGTTGCATCACAAGTGCATGAAGAAGTGGCGCTCGACCTTCCAGAGCATTAATACTTTGTAGCAACGCTGCGTCCTTCAGTGTATTCAGATTTACTGTCGGGCTAGCAACTAACAATCGCAATTCAGTGGGATGCTGAGCAATGCTCGAATCAATTGCAGGTTGTACATTATTAGTTGATGTGATTAACGGTGTTCCAAAAAACTTAGTTCCCGCAACATGCACAGTACCTTTTAATGTTTCTTCATAAACAGTAGGGTCTAGTATAGTCGATACATCATATGAATAATTTTGATAGTAGTCGTTATCATGTATGTATCTGTTGCTATCGGACAAGTGTGATTTTGTGGTTATCCATCTACCTTCTGTTATGCCCGGTCCCGATACATCTGCACTACCCGAACCCACAACATTTCCGTATTTAGTTGCATTATTAGGATCATTGTTTACGAGAGAAACATCTTCGCCGTTCACGTATCGGAATCCTGACTTGGTTATATCAATGTCAGTTATTTGACCTTGCAAGAAATCTGCTTTACCTTCAATTAGAGCATTCTCGCCAGCAATCCCTTCACCTTCAAGTCGTGTTATAGATTCGATGTTAAGTTGTTGTCCGCCAAAGGTGATCGCTGAACCATTAATATTAAAGGGATAAAAAGTCAATTGTTCGAATACGAAAGTATTATTACTAGAGTTTGCTCGTAATAATCTTGCTTTAGAAGTATAGGTTACAGAAGTTGAGTCAAGTAAAACAAATTCTCCAGCATCATTTGTTGCAAGATTAGGAACATCAAATGTTTGTTCTAAAATGTCACCTTGTTCAATAATAAAATTTGATTTGTCGAATCTAATTTCTAGCGGGCCATATTTAAAAGTTCTTACTGCATCGTTAAATATGAATGTTCTAACATCATTTTGAAAATCTGCACCTGAACTCGTAACCTTAATAGTATCAATAGTCCCTAATGTTTGCGTTTTTGCGCCGAGAGCATTTGCTAATTTAGTTCTGTAATCTATATGTGAGGCGTTACCTGACATGGGATAGCTTAATTCTGTTCTATTAACAAGTTGTCCGCTACCTAAGTATTCACCTAATGTATCCTTATATCCTTGCATAACACTTGCGACAGATCCCGATTGATAAGAACTAGGACCGAAGAACAATGTTCCGTGATTATTACTAGATGCATTAAACGGTTCTACTGTAAAGTCAGTAGGAGTATTTGCGATTGTTATAGAAGTTGCCGAGGCATTATCTCTTTCCGATGCTGTCCAAGTAATCTTATTAGTAGGAGTTACGCCTGTTACGTCTGACAATGCAGGATGAAGGGAGAAATCTAGTTGATCGCTTGCATATACAAAGTATGTAGTGCCAGATGTAAATGGCGCAAACGTGCCACCCGTAAGTGTTACTGTAACCGCTTCGCCAGTTAAAAATCCGTGACCCGTAACTTCAATTAAATTAGTTGTTGCATTCAGATCTGTATTGTTGTTGATTGTAAGCACATGGGATTCAGCATTTCCATTACGACTAACAATCTCATACAGATTACCCGGAAGTATTTCACCTGCTCTCTCAGTTAAAACTTCTTGGTATGTGATGTTACCTTGCCCATCATCAACCTCTATAGGCGTATGTCCCAATCTTACGTTTGCGTAATCACCAATCTTATCAGTAAAGAATGTTACAGTTTCTTCATTTGTAAATGATTCAACTTCAAAACTTGCAGAATTATTAAATTCAGAAAGTGCGGTTATAAGTTTACTCTCTCCATTAAGCAAAATCTTTGCTTTGATAGTTGAGGGGAACTCTACAACCTGTGTCAAGTCAGATTGTAATCTAACGTGGAATGCACCTTCGTCTGTATAGGGTGCCGTGTTATTAATCGGTAATGGGTTTACGAAATCAGGGTCAGTTGCTGCATCGTGTGCAACCACAAATAATAGAGGATGCTCGTAAGCAACGACAGCAGCATTACCCTTAAATGTAAACCGGGGATCAGGACTTCCAGTTTCACCATCAAGTGACATGACCACATTATTAGTTAATGGATCTGCTGAAACCGTATCACCCGGATTTATATCAACAGTAAACTCGGCACCATCAACGACTAAAACTTGTGTTGATTGTAATATTCTGTTATCACTGACTTGTTCAAATGATTGTGAAGGTAAAGGTATTGATGTATCATAACCCCAACCGCCATTTTTCAATTGCCAGTCAATCGCCCCTGTAGGAATAGATGATACTTCACGTACAACTGCTTCACCTTGAATACCAAACTTAGATGACACTACATTTAATCTGTCACCAATTTTATTATCCGATGTTGCATTTGCTTGTGAAATAGTAACATCGTTTAAGGAGCCTTTAATTAACTTACCCGGGAACGACTCGACACCATTACGTGTTATCTTTATTGAATCGTCAGATGTAAACTTGCCATATACATTTGATATATACGCTATAGGAAGTTGAACACCATTAATATTATAGAATACTATTTCATCAACAAACGCAGTTGCTTCTGACGTATCCCCTTCAAGTATATCGCCACCCTGCACAGGAAAGGCAGAAATGTCTGTCACTGGTTTAAACTCTATGTATGTTGAGAATGCCCATTTAGAATCTGACAATGTTAATACGTTTGACGAGGGATAGAATACTTCAGCATTTTCTTTATAAAATAACTTGAACATTAATTCAAGTGCTTCAGATGTACCTTTTGTGCGATACAAATCAGCAATGTTTTTTACGATGAATGGAATGTCATCTGTAGAGGAATCAGGAAAAGGTAATCCATGTAAATACTTATTCTTATAATGCTTTAAGAAAGTATCTATAGTATTATCAATATCCCCTAATGCACTAAAGTTTCGATTATTCGACCCATCAAGAAATTCATAATACGATTTTACGAACGCAACAAAATCAGGACCATCTTCCTGATAAATCTTCGGAAATTGATCCGGTACATGAGACGAAATCGAACTTGGTCGATATTCCATTAGATTGCCCTTGTGCTAACTGATGTATCGCTTTGTCGTAATCTAAAGATACGATCTTTCGGTGCCGTGAAATCACGAGCAGACGTTTTAACTGTAATCTGTATTGCTTGTCCTACGAAACTTGTTACAACAACATCTCTTAATACAATCTGTCCTGTCGTGTAATCAATTGTACCTAAACTATTTTTATATACAGATCGTAATGGATCATTCGCAACAATTGCTTGAATAACACCTTTACCATTATCCTGCAATTCAAGTAATACATTATCCATAGTAAACTGTGAAGAAGTTAAACATGGCTTATAATCAACCAATCCATTAGCATCATTATACGGATACGGTTTTAATAATTGTGTATTAAAGTTAAATGTAGGACTATCTAAAGTATTCAAATTAGGTTTATAATCAATCGTAGGATCAGCAGTAATTGACACAGATGAAATAGAATCATCACTCAACGACAACTGATAACTCAGATCAGATAAACTTAATGTCGAAGCGAACGTATTTAAATTATCTTCTGAATACGTAGTGAGTGCATCTCGAACGAGCGCTTCTAAAGCGGCAGGAGTCACAATCGTTGTATTACGTGAATAAGATACATGAATATTTAATTTAGAAAATATAAATTTCGCTTCTTGAAAGATCGGTTCGATAGTCAAAGGACTTTTCGTTTTAATATAATCTTTATATAATGCTAATTCTGTTTCCGCAGCACCATCACGACCTTGTACATCAACAACAACAATCACACGACCAAACTGTGGAGGCGTTGCTTCATCACCACCAAACACCGAGATATTTTCTATTTCAGGAAACTGTGTCTTGAGCAATACTTCGTAATCGGAAGCAGTTACAGCACGATCCTGAACTTGAAACGCTTTTGGAGCAAACTGTTTTACGGATTGTATTGATTCAGCATCTGCGCCGCCTACGGATAATCCTACAGGAGTCACAACAACTGATGATGCCCCTATTGCTCCAGCATTCGTACTAAACGATTTAACACCGTTTGCTTCAACACCCGAACTCACACGATACGATACTTCAATGACATCTGTAGCAGTTGGTTGATAACCGAATAAAGTTTGCCCAAATTGTATCGAGTATCTATCATTTAATTCTGGTTGTAAATAGAATACATTATCATTTTGCGATACACCAAATATCCCTGCTTTATATTCATACTCAACACCATTCACAAATACACGAATAGATCGAGTATCAATTGATGAATTACTGAGTATTGTATTATCATGGCTTAATACTTCTGCAATATTACGACCTTCAAATACCGCCATATTATCAATACCAAACGTATTTGAACTTCCGATTCTTGTAGCAACATGCGCTTTTGTAGTAATGAAACTATATGACACATTACCACATCTACCTATAAATGGAGTTGCACGAGGAATAACAAATGTATTACTTGGTTGACTTGATGTGATTACAAGATTCAATAATGAACCCGATGATCTTTTTGAACGTGGTAAATAATTTAATTCTTTTGCATGAGATATAATACTATTCTTCAATACAGCGGAATCTAAAAATGTTTCCCCTAGTGTCATATTATAGTATTGCATATTATGATACGCATTATACGCCATGATGTCAACCAAAACATTCATGTTTGATCCTGCGAAATCATAACCTACGAATTCATCTTGATTAGATAAATGATCAAGTAAATTATTTTTAACTTGATCGAAATCAAGGTTCGTATATGGTGCTATCTTTGCCATGGAATTATCGTGTCCTATCTAGCAGTATATTAAATGATACTGGGTTATCTGTATTTATTATGCGAAACAGTATTGTCACGTATACTTGGTTACTATCAATATCCCCTAGTACATCAACCCCCAATAAATCACATCGTGGTTCAAATGTTTCGATAGCATCTGTAACAACTGTTTTAATTAAATCATATGTTTGTGGCGTGGCGCCTTCGAATAACAACTTATCTAGATCACATCCAAATTGTGGTTGAAATGGACGTTCCCCTTTATTTGTTAATACAATATTCTTAATACTTTCTTTAATAGCGTTTTCGTTTAACTTACGTGCTATATCTTCCTTGCCAGGAATAATCGTCAGATCCTTAAAGAAATCTGATGCGACTACCTTTGGTATTTTATTAGGTGTTAATGCCATGTACTTATTCCTGGGTTTATATATTATTTATGTTAAGTTGCATCAACGCTTTCAACATTAGCAGGCGGCGGAACAGGAACTGCTATAGCATCACTCGTAGGTAAAGGCGGTGGTTGTTGCGGTGGTGCAGATGCCCCAACAGCTGGAGCAACATAATATTGCCAATTATCCATTTGATGGAATCTTAATGCACCCCTAACAACATAACTAGATAATCTATTTAATGCATCAATCCTTGCTTCAGATGCAGGTAAAGTAGTATTAATCGCATTATCTTTTTCCTGTCGAAACTTTTTACCAAGATTATACCCACGCTTGTGTTTCAATAGTGTTATTTCATTCGCATCGGTTATTATCGTTTTAACTCCTGCACGAGACGCCGCTATAGTATATGCCAATGCATTATCTATATTATCATCAAACAATATTTTTACACCAAATCCTTTCTTCTGAAATTTATTGGGTGTGTCGTACTTCCAAGCATGAGACACTCGTACATCGGTACCTAATTGTCGTGCCATATCTATTATTTGTACCCATAATGATTCATGCACATTTGTCCAACCCGGTCCTGGAGCACCAGTATCACGACCTGCTTTATCAACATGTGTTAATACTCCTTCACCATCAGTATTATTATAAGCACCTTCAAACTTAATAGGACCTATTCCACTCACAATACTCGTATCAGATTTTAATGCTTTTACCCATTCTCGTTCATTTTTCGGTAAATGTCTTGCCTTTTTCACCTTCGGATATTCCTTCATAATGTCAATTTCTAGTACATCCATCATTCCAAGATCATTAGTCATACCTATACCATCATTATTTTCACCGTATAACTGCTTATATGCTTCAACTATATCCCACACATTACCGCTTAAATTACGTTGTGTATCACGTATTTCTTCTTTTTTCGCACTCACATCAGCGGGATCCATACGTGTAGCCCCTGAATCAACCGCCCTTTCTGATGCCTTTGCACTCATACTTGCAGCAGCTTGCTTGGTTGAATCAACACCTGATACCACAGCTATCAATTTAGTTAATGGTTTTTCACCGGATGCTTGTATAGCTTCACTCACTTGACATAAGCGAAACATCAATAATCCCAATGTCTTTAAGTCAATTTTCTCAAATCCAGACGCAAGATTAGCAACCATTTTCTCTACACCATCCATCATTCCGTTTTTATTTTTGTCAGATGTAAAGGCATTTATTCTATTTGTCGCATCAGTTACGGCACCATCAATGTCTTTTAAACCCGCACTAATCGACCCTGCCGTCTTTTGAACCTTCTGTAGCACACCATCAATTGTCTTTTGTAAGGTCTTTTGAATCGTATCTAGTTGCAATTGTGCTAGTTTTTGATCAATAAGATCTTTTAAACTTGGGGGATTTAACGGATCAAACTTCAAACCAGGTATGCCATCTAACGAATCTGCCTTGGATTTAAGTGCATTTAATAACCCACCAATACCAGCAATCGCTAATCCGAACTGCGCACATTGACCTCCTGATAACGATTTACCCATATTATCATCAAAGAATCCTGACATTAATCCAAGTGTTAAGACAACAGGTGCCGGTATTTGCGCACCAGGAATCCAATCAGATACGTCTAATGACACTTGTCCGGGCTCTGGATCCGTTAATGCTGCCCCTGTTTCTGATGCGAATATGGCAACTTCGGGAGTTGTCAACGGTCCTAAATCTAATCTTTCTTTTAATTTTTCATAATCTTTTGCGAAATCCTCATATGTATGAGTCGCATCTTTATCAACTTGTGCCATTTCATCAAACTTTTCATTCAATGCTTTTGTAGCAGCACTTAAATCTTCTGTATTTAATCGTTTCGTAGGATCAGCTAGATTGAGAAGATCATCATCTGTAAGTAAATTAGCAAATGGTTCGCCTGCTTCCTTAACAGCTAGCGCAAATTGTGATGGGCAATTACTCATCTTCTAGTGTCTCCGTTGATAAAGGATCGTTCGTATTACCAGGACTTGGTATTGTGCCTACTTGATCTTTTTGTTTATAACCTTTTTCTTCACCTTGTGATGATGGTGGTTGAGGTCCCGCACCGTGTAATACAAGATTACCTTCTTTAAATGCTTCCTTATTTACACTAGCTGCTTTCTGTAAATCTTTCTCATCATCTGATCCTGATGCGTCTTTAGTACGTGTCAATGATGCGATTTCTGCTAATATAGATGATGCAGGACCATGTATAGAATGTTGTCCTAATATTGTACCCGCAGTATCAGCACCGCCACTTGCCATATAAACATAATCATCTATATGAACTTGTGTGCCACGAACGTGTGTATTAGCAGCTGATCCTATAGCTAATTTATCAGTTGCATGAATATTTGTAGTACCCGTTGAAGTCATACTTGTTGTTGCACCGGACTTGACAAATGTATTTGCGGATGATATACTTGATAGATCACCACCTGATGTTTGTAAACGCATACCTGCTGATGACTTAATATCAATATAACCTTCTGAGTCCTCAAGCGCTGCACTGCTAGGCGGTGTATCTGCAGGGGTTCCTTTCGTTTCGATACGTAAATTGTTTGCGCTTTGTATATCGATTTGTCCTAAATGATGTGTATCGGCATCAGCAATACCCTCGACTTTCGCATTCGGTTTTATTTCCGTAGCAAGTCTCATCGAACCTGAAGTCATATCTATGTTATTATTACCGCCTGTAGCGTATAAGTAGATTCCATTATTACTTGATTCAAGCGTTGTTAAATCTAATGATTGTATTTTTAACTTGCTTTCAGATACGATATTAAAGTCAGCGGCAGATTGTTGTTGCATATCTGCATGAGTATTCAATATCATCTTGGCGCCTGAATTGATCGTTGTTTCGCCACGAGACGTTAATGTAAAGTTTTCACATTCAATATCGAGATCACCACCAAAGTACATTTTACCATTCATGTCAACTTTTAATGTATAATCTTGACCAATCATTGTATTCACATCGCCAACAGTATCCTCTACAACACCTCCACCAATCATTTGTTGTAAACCATTCGTGCCACATGTTTTAATTAATATATCACCATTATCATTAAATTGTATAATAGAACCCGTGTGATGTACAATTTGTAATTGACCTTCTTCTGTCATTAACATATATTGTTGATCGTCTACAGATGACATAACACGATTGTCAAGATCTCTTTCTGGAATGCCGCTTAACTCTTCTGTATGCTTACGATTAAAAGCATCTAATAAATCATCGTCATTTGTTCTTGTAGGAACCGCACTCGCAATAACACCTTCTATCTCATCAATGCCTTCACCCCCCTGTGCAGGATGTAAAGGAAACTTACCAAACATATCAGCGCTTACAGTATATTCAGCAAGTTCAGTTCCATTAGTATCAGTACCTGCAGGAGCCTGCGAGTTATAGCCTGGGATACGACCCAAGACAATAGGATGTTGTCCTTCGAATCCATCCAAGAACGCACCCAATACCCAATCACCTACAAGTGGCACAGATGATACCGCACCATATGTACCATCAACAACAGGCGCCCATGGTAAGTCCTCGGCAGACACAACTCCCGGATCAAGATCATGGAATCCTAATGCTTTAACTTTAACACGACCTAAGTTCTGCCCATCCTCACGAGCAACTACGAATCCAACAAAGTGTGTAAATTGTCCAATACCTGCCATACTATATTATCCTGTTATATCTGATGATGTTGTTGTGGAGTCAAGAGACGGTGGACTAGACGATCCTGGTTTATTGGGTTCGCCACCTCCACCACGTAATGATTTACTATAAGATATAGTCGTCTTCCATTTATTATCAATTATCTTATGAGTCATACCCGCAACCATTTGTGTTCCGCCAAAATATTTATCTCGCATCGCATGCTTCTTCATAGACAATACAGTATACTCTGGAATTGTTATATCAATCAATTGTCCTGGATATAAAGCAACACGACCTGGAATAGTCCCTCCCATTAAACTACTATTAAAGAAATAATCAAAAACGGGTTTCGTACTTAATCCTTCTTTATAGTGAGGATACTCTCTATCATAATTTGCTGCTCGTTCGTAGTTCTCACCAATATTCTTATAATCTTTAAATACATAACCTTCATCAATATGGTTGACATCTCCAGTCGTCTGTGTTATAAACTTCTTAGAGTTCTGTAACTGTGGTCGTTCATCCACGTTGTTGTAACCTAGATAGTTGTCTTTGTAATGATAATAGTAATGATTGATGTCTCGATTGCCTAGATCGATCTCTGAGATACGTGCTGAATACGCTTGCTTTTTGATCGCTTCCATCGAGTTGATAGACGGAAAGGTGCCGTTTGATATGAGTTGCTGCGCACGATCTTGTCCGTCAGGAGAATTGTCATCTGGACCGTTAGAATATTCAAATGAATGCAAGGGATCAATTAAATTTAATCGATTCTTTTCTACTAAGTATTCCGAGGTACAAAAATAAAATTTCTCTCTCGTCTCGAAAAAACTAAAGAAACTGCTTGAATTTTTTTCGCTGTACGCTCGTCTTCCTATCATCTGTATTGCTTGCTCTGGAGATAATCCTGGAATGACTATAGTGTATTTGCCTTCTGTGGGTTCGATCTCTATCTCTTTTGTTATACTTAATGCGGTTCCTGCCTTACATTTCGTGGGACATTGCTCTACGATTAGATCGTTATAGTATTCTTTATAGATGCTTTCGATCATTTCTGAATGACGCATGTTTCTATATGCTTTATTGATCTGTTTTGTATCAGAAAAGATCTTTTGTGCTGATGTAAAGTATAATCTATACTGTAATCCTGTCTCTTTACGTTCATCGAGCATGGATATTTCATCGATTGCGTATATAAAATAAGTTTCTTTTTGTAGTTGAGTTGCATCGTTAAATGTTTCGTAGTCGTAATACTCTATATGTAGATACTCTTCTCCTCGCACATGAAAAAAATTACCTTCTGCATTGTCTGTAACTGTAGGATATATCAAACCATATGAGTCGACTATGTCAATGTATCCATCAATGTATGGATTGCGTATCGATTCGTTAATAGATATCTCGATATAGTTGCCTGTTATATCGATACTTTCATTCGTTTCATGAGAAATTAATAGAAGTTTTGAGACATCTACATAGCCGGCATGAGGTTGTATCTTAGGACTAGTCATTTAGAATTGTTTTCATCTCGTCAATGATTTGAGCAACGTACTCGTTTGATATGACTTGAATGTTTCTTTTCTTTTCATTCTCGTACACTTCGTAATCATAATATCTTTGAGCAACGAACTCGGAAGAAGCATACTTACCGCCTTCCTGTGTCTTGCGTGAAATTTTTAAATCGTCATTCAGAAGTGAAACGTAATAAACTATGTTGTCTAGTATGGTTTCGTTCTTTGTCCATTCAATGACCTGAATATCTTCTGGCGTGTATGATAAATTTAAAGCAGTTTTGCATTCCTCGGCATATTTTTCAGCAATGAAACGCTCGAGAACAGGAAATGGTTTCCAAAAATCTGTGTAAGGATCTATAATATCGTTTGCCATTCCTACCAACCATGATAATCCTGCATCGCCGTAATAATAATATGCGACTGACTCCATCGTATCGTTTTCTTTAAGTGTGTATGGGAGGAATACAGTCGGGTCACCTTGAATTTTTTGTAGGATGTCTGCACGTCTGGACAGATCAACCATCTCCTGTCCGTTCCAATTTGTTGTTGGGAATGATTTAAAATACATATAAGTTACCTATCGACTGGAGGATTCGCAAGGAATTGTGTTTTGGATGGATATTGATTTCGAAGATCTTGATTGTTTGAACTTAATTTTTTACCAGCGGCGTTGTAGAAATCATAAGTCGTTCGACCTCTTGAGTTACTTCCGGAGGCGACTTTATACGCAACTGCTCTATCATTTACATCTCCTTCACCCGTTGTTGCTCCTGTGTCTTGCGCACCGTTTTCTTCAACAGGATCTGGTTGTTGATCACCGCTTGGATCATCTTGAAGAGCAGTTTTAATCTCGGACACTGATTGAGTATCGGAACCTGCATCATCAGATGGATCTTTTGTTGCTTCATCTGTGCCTAAGTTACCCGGCAACCCTTCTCTATAGTCAGCACGAGTACGAATTTCGCTTTCTGTTGTGTTCATCGAGCAACGAATAACAGCAGCGTTGCCTCCTTTGTTTAGAACAACACCACTACCACCTGCAGTATAATCAACATTAAATTGATTCGCCATCAAAAATTTATTAGTTCGGAACACATAATTCATTCCGCCAGAAACGCCAACTAATTTTATTTGCATCAATGCAGGATATGTTAGCAAACCTCTGCTGATTGTTCTCGAAAGAGTTTTTGAATCAAGACCTTTCAATGGAGATTTGTAGTCAGGATGAATAAAATAATTTATTGTTCTGATAATATCATCTAATCTTTTTTGATCTTCAGCATTTTTTGGCGAGAACAACCATTCAAAGTTTTGAATTTTTAGATCAACGCCATCGAATATAAGCGTTGTTTGATTGTTTAGTGCGGATCCTGCTGATGCTGATATTGCTTGACCTATTTGTGGTGCTATCTTTCCTGCGAGCGCTTTAGTAATGAATACTGTTGCATCAGCACCTGCTGCGATTCCACCTGCAAATGCTTCACTAAAAAACTCTCCTAACTTTGTTTTATCGGCAGTCGCAAGATCTGCTTTAATATTTGCACCTGCTTCACCGCCAACTGCACCACCTAATATATCAGATGTTAATGATCCTAGTATACCTAACTGTGATCCTGCAACATTAAGTCGAGACGATTCCATTAAATTTTGAGGTAAAGGCATTGCAATAGAGCACTTAGGTCCATATTTTGCCTTTCCTGTAGCAGCAGCACTGTATTCATACTCATAAAATTTTATGATCATTTGGTGCGGAGGCATTACACCTGGATAATTTAATTGAACTAAGGCGTCTTCGCTTTGACCTGATGCTATTGTTTCACTAACATTTTTAGTGATATTAGAGACTGCACTGTCTGCAACACCTTTAATCGCTTTTGTTATTGGTTCTGCCATTTACTTTTGTCCTGTATAAATACATAAAGTGATAACTTTATTTATATGAGCGACTTATGACTTACCAAGGAAAATTTAAACCTCGCAACCCACAAAAATATCGAGGCGACTCGACAAATATTATTTATCGTAGTGGTTGGGAATTAAAATTGATGTCTTATTTAGATAAGCATCCTGGCGTATTGTTATGGAATAGTGAAGAAATTGTTATTCCGTATCGTTCACCTATTGACGGAAAGATGCATAGATATTTTCCTGATTTTTATGTTGAGATGATAAATAAAGATAACAAGAAAGAAAAAATTTTAATAGAAGTGAAACCAAAATATCAATGCTCGCCTCCTGTTGCAAAAAAATCAGGAAGCAAACCAACAAAGCGTTACATCCGTGAAGTAAAGGATTGGGGTATCAATAGCGCAAAGTGGAAAGCAGCACAAGAATATTGTATTGATAGAGGGTATCGCTTTCAAATAATGCACGAGGACCATCTGGGAATAAAATAATATGTATGATTATAAATGTAAAGTAGTAAAAATTGTTGACGGTGATACTGTAGATGTAGATATTGATCTAGGTTTTGGTGTTTGGTTGAAGAAAGAACGTGTAAGAATTATGGGTATCGATACTCCTGAATCACGTACACGAGACAAGGTTGAAAAGAAATTTGGATTGGCGGCAAAAGCACGCCTCAAAGAATTATTAGGTCCTAACCCAGTGTTACGTACACAGATCAGTAAGAAGGGTGAGGATATGAAGGGTAAGTTTGGTCGTATCCTTGGTGACTTTGATGTCTATGATGCAACTACAGATGCATGGCGTCCAGTCACAAAAATTATGATTGAAGAGCATCATGCTGTTCCTTATCATGGTCAAAGCAAACAAGATATTGTTTTTGAGCATTTAGAGAACAGAGGACACTTAATCAA